CTTCTTTTGTTCATGAAAGACTTTATGAATTAACCTTACCAGCAGGTATTAGAAAAACTATTAATTCTCCCAAAAACGAAAATGAAAAAAACATCATAGCAAATTTACCTCCAGCTATTGTTGAAGCAGCTAAGGGAAGAAAACCATATCCTTTAGATCCAGCCAAAACTATTGTTTATCATTATAAGAAAGACGATTGGCAGACATGGGCATATCCTATGATTTATGCCATCATGGATGATATCACAGTCATAGAAAAATTAAAACTTGCAGATATCGCAGCTTTAGACGGAGCCATATCTAATATTAGAATTTTTAAGCTTGGCAGTTTAGAACATAAAATTGCTCCTACAAAAGCAGCTACAGCAAAGCTAGCTCAGATTTTGGGAAATAATGTCGGAGGAGGAACAATGGACTTAGTATGGGGTCCAGATATTGAGCTGGTAGAAAGCAAAACAAATGTCCATCAATTTTTAGGAGAAGGCAAATACACTCCTCATCTTAACAGTATATATGCTGGCCTTGGCATTCCTCCTACGCTTACTGGAACCTACGGAGCAGCTGGAACTACAAATAATTTCATATCTCTTAAAACTCTTACTCAAAGATTACAGTATGGGAGAGATTTACTAACAGCATTCTGGGAAAAAGAAATACTAGCAGTACAAAAAGCAATGGGGTTCCGACTTCCTGCTTCTGTAGAGTTTGACAGAATGGATTTAAGTAACGAAGATGCAGAGAAGGCCTTATTGATACAATTAGCAGATAGAAACTTAATTAGTGATGAGCTACTACAGAGCAAGTTCGGCTTTGATCCCGACATGGAAAAGAATAGACTTAACAGAGAAAATAAAGAGAGAAAAACAAAACGCATGGTAAACAAATCAGGACCTTTCCACGATCCTCAATTTGAAAATGCCTTAAAGAAACTATCCTTGCAACTAGGTATTGTCTCCCCTTCACAAGTTGGTCTTAATTTACCAGAGAAGTTACCTTCCGAAACAACACCATTAGATCTTAAGGCAAAAACGCCATCAACGAAGTTGGCTAACGATTCGAAAGAATCGTTGCCTGGAGTACCTGGAGAAGGAAGACCTAAATTATCAAAAGATTCAAAAAAACGAAAAGAAAAAACATTCAAACCTCAAACTGGAGCTAAAATTGCAATTTGGGCAGCACAAGCTCAGGACGAAATTTCGGAAATTCTTAATCCTATTATGTTGAGTTTTTACAGCAAGAAAAATCTAAGAAGTTTATCCAAAGCGGAACACAAAGAGCTAGACAAATTAAAAACCCAAATACTCTTTTCTGTCAGCCCGGAATCAAACGTAAGTGAAGATTTAGTTAGAACAGCACTTGCACAAATAAATAATAAACAAAATACAGAAATGTATAGAAAATTCAATGATTGGCTAAAAGATGTCAGACATCAGGTAGGAAAAGAACTAACATCAGAATCGTTGAAATATATCAAATCTTCTTTTTATTCTTTGGTGTATGAACACGTATATCCTCAAAAGGTACGGTAAAATATGAATAATTTAAAAATTTATGACATTGAGATTGCTGACGGTATAGCAGATATTATTAGAAGTAATGCTTCTATCTCGTATGCCGCCCAAGCAAAACCCTGTTTGAAAGACAATATTTTTTCATCTTCAGATAAAGAATATAAAACTCTAGCGTCTTATAAAGATGAAGATTTATATTATGTTCAATCAATACTGGTTACTTCTAATTGGAATAAAAATGACGATATTTTTCAATCACAAGAAATATGGAGAGCTAAAAATACTCCAGAAGATAAACCAACCAATTTAGAGCATGACGAAAGTACAATTATTGGCCATATTATTTCTAACTGGCCGATCACAGAAGACGGCATGTTAATAGATAAAGATACCCCAGAAGACAATCTTCCTAATAAATATCACATATTAACTGGTTCTGTAATTTATAGAGCTTTTTCTGACCCTAAGCTTAAACTAAGGGCAGAACAATTAATTCATGAGATTGAGAATGGAGAAAAGTATGTCAGTATGGAGTGTATGTTTAGCGGTTTTGATTACGGTCTTTTGAATAAAGAGACTAATGCTTATGAGATTCTTCCAAGAAATGAAACTACCGCACATTTAACTAAACACCTTAGATCTTATGGTGGTACAGGAGAGCATGATAACTACAAAATTGGTAGAGTTTTGAGACAGATAGTATTTAGTGGCAAAGGATTTGTGGCCAAGCCAGCTAACCCGGAGAGTGTCATATTGACCATGAAGAAAGAATCCACAGATAGTGACGTAAAAAATATTAACAATTTTTCAGAATTAGGTGTAACTACACTTAAGTCAAGCTTTAACTCGGAGGTTGAACCCATGAACTTAGATAAAGACGTATCAGAAATTAAAGATCAGATTGAAAGCATTGCTAAGTCTTCAGAATCTATCCAAGATAGTTTCAAGAAGACAGCTTCAGATCTAGAAAAACAGTATTCTGAATTATCCGAAGCCCTTACTGCAAGCAAATCTGATTCTGAAGCGAAAGCTGATCAGATCTCTAAGCTTGATGAGGAGTTAAAGGCTAAATCAGAAGAATCTGAAACTCAAGTAACTGAACTTAGTACTGCTTTAGAGACTATCGCTTCTCATGAAGAAACGATCAAAGCTCACGAAGAAAAAATCGCATCACTTACAGAATCTCTTACCAATTCTGATTCTCTCATCGCCGGATATAAGGTGAAAGAAGAAGAAATGGCTAAGAAAGAAAGAATGATGAAAAGAAAAGCTCAATTGTTAGAATCTGGAATCGATAACGATTCCGCTGAAGCTACTCTTGAGAAATTTGAATCCTTAGATGACGAAACTTTTGATGCTATTGCTCTTGCTATCACTGAAGCAGCTAAAACAGCTGGGGCAAAGATGCCACCAGCTCTTAAAGAGGCTTTGGATAAGAAGAAAGAGAAAGAAGAAGAAGCAGAAAGTAAAAAGCCAAAAATGATGGCTTCTACTGAAGCAGAATCTGAAGTTGCATCAGAAGAAGAAGAATCAGAAGAGTCAGAAGAGACTTCTGCTGAGATTCTTGATAGTGTCGAAGTAGAAGAAGAAGTAAATCTTAGTGTTGGTGAAGAAGCTGAAGATTCAGTAGAAAGCACTCGCGCTGCTCTTGTCGATTTTGTTAATTCCAGACTCAGTACACAAAAATAACTTTTAAAGGGAGAAATACAAATGGCTCTTAAACCAGATAGAATTGAATCTCATACAGACATCTCGTTCTTCATGAATGCAGTTGCTGAGCGAGGTAAGGTTGTTGTCGCTGCTACTGGCACGGCATCTAGTAATGTTGGCGTATCTATGGATGACGCTGGCGCACTTGCTGAAGTTGCTGCTGTAGCAACTAGCAGAAATCCTCTTGGTGTTCTATTGAACGACGTGAAAGATTATGATCTCACGAAACAACACATTAATTGGTATAAAGACGAAGTGCAAAAGGGTGGTAAAGTCACTTTGCTTCGTCAAGGCCAAGTTACTACAGACCAACTTGTGAGTGGTGACGAGCCTAAAGCTGGTATGCCTGCTCATTTAGCTAATGATGGAGAACTTACTGTTACAACTACAAATGCTAAAGTGGGTCAGTTTTTAGGCGGCAAAGATGCCGAGGGTTTCGTCAAAGTAGACATCAACATTTCTTGAACATAACAAAGGGAGAACAATAATGGCAGATACTTTTACACCAACACCAGAAATCACAGATCTTCTGGTAAAGTCTGGATCAGCAGACAGAGACGTTGCTTTGGCAGCAAACAAGGAGTTTGCAAAAGCTTTAGAGCTTCCTCTCAGACAGGGTCTTATGAGTGGCAACATTCTAGACAATATTTTTGAATCAGTTCAGTTAGCTCCAGGAGCTACTCCTGAATTTCCTCTTGATTTTCTTGCACCTGGCACCGAAAGAGATTTTGTTGCTTACACTATTCCTAATCATGGATACATTCCAGAACGTCACGTTGAAAGTGATTACGTCATGGTTCCAACTTATGACGTAGGAGCTTCAATTGACTACCTCTTAAAGTATGCTCGTGATGCTAGATGGGACGTAGTTGGTCGTGCTATGGAAGTTCTTGAAGCTTCTTTTGTTAAGAAGATGAATGACGATGGATGGCATACTCTTCTTGCTGCTGCTGTTGACCGTAACATTGTTGTCTTTGACAGTGATGCTGCTGCTAATCAGTTCACCAAGAGACTTGTTAGCCTTATGAAAACTATTATGCGTCGTAATGGTGGCGGAAACAGTTCTTCAGCTAATAGAGGCGCTCTTACTGATCTCTATGTTTCTCCAGAAGCTATGGAAGACATTAGAAATTGGGGTGTTGATATTGTTGATGAAGTTACTAGAAGAGAAATTTACACAGCTGCTGATGGAGCTGTTAACAGAATCTTTGGTGTTAATCTTCACGATAGAGATGAGCTTGGCGTTGGCCAAGAATACCAAAACTTCTACAGCGAAGCTGGTGCCTTAAATCAAGGAACACCTCCTGGTAGTAAGAGTGAAATTGTTGTGGGTCTGGACCTACGTAAAAGAGATAGCTTTATCATGCCAGTTCGACAAGAAGTTCAAATCTTTGAAGACGATAGTTTGCATCGTCAAAAGAGAGCTGGCTTCTATGGATGGGCAGAACTTGGCTTTGCTGTTTTAGATAACAGAAGAGTTCTTCTTGGTGCTGTCTAATTTCTAGCGATATC